CATCTTCGAGTAATTCTTTTTGTTTGTAAACTTTAAAGATTGATTCTAATAAACTGTTACCAAACGGATAGTTTTGATCAAGACCTTCACTCAAACTCAAATGTAATACGTGTTGTGCATCTACATATGTTTCGCCAATTTCATCTCCACTAAAGCGACTGGTGTTTCCACTCGGTGTATGATTGTTGCCTACGCCAGTTCCTCTTTGAACTTGCTGATAACCATTTGTTCCACCTGGGCCATAACTGTTAGTAGTGTTCAACGGAGTTGCTTCTAATGCACCAAATGCAAAGTTTAGATTTTTTACAACATACTGCTCAGGCTTTTTACCATCGCTTTCGTTTACAATAATTTTTGTAACTTGACCGGGGTCAACGTGGAATAACTTTTGTGTTTCAGGATCTCTAATAAAAAACTGGTCGCCATATTTAAATGTATTACGAATAGTTCTAAACATACGTGTTTCAAACTTGTTTAGTTTACACCACTGCTGTAAATATTGTCCAATAACTTGTACTTCACTGTTTGTAGGTGCGCCTTTGAAATCGAGTTGAAAGTGTGTTTTATTGTCGCTGTTCTTTTGTGTGCAAAACTCAGCAAGAATATCAAGTGCAGCATTAACTTCACTGTCGCTGTCCATAGTATTGTATTGATTGTAACGTTCAATACGGTTTGGTGACCCAACATAAACATCAGGTAAGTGAGATGAATAGTTTGCTGCCGCTGGACCTATTCCATTTGATCCTTTTAGACTAAACGGACTATAACTTCCGCTTGCATTATCACCTGTAGGAACTGGAGTAAAATGTTTTTTCCAACTCATCCTATTATATACCTTTCAACATATTGCCCTGTAGACTTTTTGTAGCTCTTAACGATTTTGTTTGTGTATTAACAGAATTAGATTCAATTGCTACAAGCATTTGTAGCTGTTGTATCATAGTATCAAACTTACTTGTCATCAATTTATCTATCTTATCACCAACGTTACTATTACTTATCGTATTCTGACTATTTGTGCTGTTTTCTTGAACACTTGAATCAAGGTTTTTAATACCCTTCATAAGATTTTGCATAACACCCATACTGGTGTTAGCACTCATAACATTTGCTGGTCCACTAATAAACTCAGGACCAGCTTCACCTACCATGGCATATTCGTTTGAGCCAATTGACCCGCCTTTGGCTCTGCCGCCTGAAAATAGTTTTCCTCCGTGTCCACTTCTTACACTAGCTGCGACTGCCCTTGCTTGTGCATCAGCTGATTCTGCTGCTACTTGTGCAGCTTCAGCTGCTGCTCGTGCAGCTCGAACTGGTGGATCTAAATTACTAAGTCCTTGACTAACTAATTCCGCTAGGCTTGTTTGCGCAGCTACTAATTCTGCATTTGCAGCAGTTAGGGCAGCTTGTGCTTTGGATACATGCTCGTTAACTTCTTGTGTTGTAGCCTCTGTTGTCTCTGTTTGACCCATACCTAAATCGGTACCCATTTGTTCGTTAGCAACACGTTGTTCGGTTTGGGCGTTCCGCATCTGCTCTGCAAGCTCAGCGGCTCGTTGCCCGTAAACTTCTTGTCGGTCCATGCTTTCGGCTACATTAAACAAATTGTTAATTCCGCCAGCTAATCCATCAGCAAGTTGCTGCGACGATGGCATTACTTCTGATATCTTTTCTAATGCAAAAACTGCTGCATCTTCGATACGAGGAATAGTGGTTTCCATAACAGTTGTGGTTATATCGCGTAAATTTTCTTGTATGTCTATAGTTGCATCAAAAATACCTGTGGTAGTTTCCATTTGCTTTGCTTGTTCTTCGGCAATCTGTGTTCTGATTGCCCGTTCTGCTTCAGCACCTGTTAATTCACCGTCACCAGTACTGTCTAATGAATTAATATAATCGTATCCAGCTGCACTTGCATCAGCATAGGCACTAGATACACTGTTAATTCCACCAAGCATAGCAGTTTGTCTAAACTCTTCAGTCTTTTGATAATCTGCTGCTGCACCTGAGGCAGAAGCTAATGAATCTGAAAAACCTGCCAGGTCTCCGCTGTTAAACTGTCCTGCCGCAGCATAAAAGTCGTTTGCGCCATCGCCCATTGCTAATATTGCGTTACGTGTTGCTTCAGTTGTAGGTGCTCCACGTAATGCAATGTCAGTGAATGCTGCTGCTGCATTGTCACCAAGTTTTGCTTGTATTACAGCTAGTTCTTTTGTAAATGCAGCTTGTTCTTCAGCAGTTTTGCCTGACAAGAATGCATTAATATCGCCTTGTCGTCTTTTTTCTTTCATCTCATCAGCTAGAGCGTCTCTGCTTTTGCCTGTGAGTTTGGCCAATCCATCTAATTCAACCATTAGATTTTTAGCTGCAACTGCTTGTTGTTGAACTGACAACCTATCCGAGCGTGAGTTTGCATCACTTATCTCGCCGTATAACGCAAGCCCTTCATTGATGTCACTAGTTGTGTATCCTAACTTACGCAGTTGGGTACCAAGCTCTGCACTATCAAGAACAGTGTTTGATAATGCTTTAAATCTAGCAATAGCTACATCAGTTGTTCCGCCAAATGCTCTCAAACTTTTATTATTTGATTTTATGAAGCTGGTCATTTCTTCAACAGTTAAACCCATTTCGGCTGCTGAAACTTTTATGTCTTTTATTTCTTTACCAAACGTTGCACCAATATTGGTAAGTGCTTGATATTCTGAAAGAGCACTTTCGGCATATGTAGCAAGCCCGTCAACTAATGCGCCTACACTTTTGCCAAACAATCCAGTATTTTGTGCAATAGCACTACTGTATGCTGTTAACTGGGTTTGACCAGTTAATAATGCGCCGCCCATTCCAACAGCGGCTTTTGTAACACCTGTAAGGCCACCAGTGGCGTTGCTTAGGCCTCCACTAAAGGCCTTCATCATACCAGACATGCCGCCGCTGGTTGTTGCTTCTTCTGCCAAAACGTAAAACTCCTACATAACTATGGAATAAATATAGTTACTAGTATTTACCTAATAGGAACCCCCATGGAAAAAACAGACAGTCCACTAAAAAAATATCGTCGCCAGCCAAAGTTGTATGTGAGTATTCCAAGCAACGGAAAATGGTATGACGAAACTATTGTAGCTGAAAATACATATACCAACTTAGCTGTGTTTAGTATGACAGCCAGCGATGAAATTCTTTTTAAAACACCAGATGCATTGATCAATGGTATAGCAACTTCAAAAAATATCAGTAGTTGTATTCCTGCTATCCTTGATCCTTGGAAAATTAAAACACTGGACCTTGATGCAATACTCATTGCAATACGCATAGCATCGTACGGCGAAACTATGAATGTCAATACAGTTTGTAATAAATGCAGTGCCGAAAACACATACGAAGTTAATTTGCAAAGTTATTTAGATTATTTTGCATCTAAAAAATATGTTGACAAACTTAGTTACAACAACTTTGTTTTAACTTTTTCACCACTAAACTACAAACAATGGTCTGATATACAAAAACAACAAACATCTTATTCTCGGGCATTAAACTTACAAGTTTCAAAAATAAAAGACAACACCGAAAAGGAAGAGTTTATTCAAACCCTTATTGATAAGATCAACTATCTAGTTGCACAATCAATTTTAGATCAAGTTGTTAGTATTGAAGTAGACGGAGAAGTTGAAACTGATCCAGTTGAAATCAAAGAGTTTTTAGAAAATCAAGATGTAGAGTTATATCATAAAATTAAAAAATTGATAGAAAGCAATACCAAAGAATGGAGTTTGCCTGAGGAGAAGATCGAGTGTACTTCGTGTAATGCTAAATCAAATATCAAAGTATCATTGGACACATCAGATTTTTTCGTCAAAGGCTAACGAGACTGGATGATTCTGAAATACTTTCGTTAGCCAAGGATTTTGAAAATAATATTAAACAATTGAAAGACAATGCATATCGATTGAGTTGGTATATGCGCGGAGGTGTTTCTGTTGAACAAATATTATATGACACTGACCTTGAAGATCACGAAATAATGTCTAACTTAGTCAAAGACAACATTGAAAATACTAAAAATAGTAAGATGCCGTTGATTTAACTAGGATCTACTGTGTCATCTGTTGTATCGCCTGTAGGAGTTTCAGGATCAGTGTTGCCAGCGTCCATAGTATTAAGTCTCATAGTAGTACTAAGTAAACTGTCTCGACGATTGGCATTAATATATGGAACTAGCATACTTGCTTGACTCGGAGGAAACAACAATCCTCCAAATACCTTTTTAGCCCAATCACTGTCTCCGTAGTATTCCCCAGTAGGAGCTCCGTCAGCTCCTCTTTGTTCAAAGCCTGATGCATTCCTACCAGTGAGCATGTTTACCATTATATCTGTTCCATATGCGCCATCTGTCATTGCCGATGCTAGTTCTACTGCATTTGTAGCATATGTTCCAGCACCCGATACAATATCGCCTAATACACTTGCAGCAATATATTCAGCAAGTGCTCGTTGAATATAAGGAGTAGATATAATAAGTGGTATGATAAGCCATGCTGCTTCTGTTACAATTAAACTAAGCAAACTTGGAAATGTACCGACGCCACTTACAACAGCAACACCTTGTGCTGTTCTTACTACTGCTTTGATTGGAAGCATTACTAATCTGAGAAGCCTTCGCTGGCCAAATATAGATTTTAGTCCTAAAACTAAGTATGTAAACATTTGTGCTTGCAACACACCTTGAAGTTTGCGTAGTTCATCTACATTCGCAGCACCTTCGTTGATTTCTACTTCAATGTCGTCAACTGCGATTGCACAACCAAACACCATTCCTACAAAAGTAGTTGCCGGTCCTAACCTACCCATAAGACTTCCAATGCCTTTAATAAGCGGGTTTTGTATAAAGTTACCTAGTTTTGCAACTGCCCAAGTTCTGTTTCTAACTACTTCAAACCCTGCCTGTGTTATAGCACGGGTTGCACCTGTCCATTGTCTGTTAAATGTACCTTTGAATCCATTTGGTTTGCCTACTTGATTCTTTATTTCGCTGGTGATTACTGCTGGAGTTTTTCCGTCTTTGACTAATTCATCAACTGCTGCTTGTATTCTGGTTGCTTCAGCTTGATCAGCAGCAACTACATATGCTTTTTCATCAGGTAGGAATACATGCCACTCACTGCCAATAACCGAAACACCAGGTGCAAATCTCATCCTACCAGAACCAGGTTCAATAGGATCTTCAAACATCAGATGTGTGTTTCTAAGTGTAATTTCATTTAACTTCATAGAGATATTCCAAACATTATAATGTATTTATAACTTATTAGTTGAACTCTGTTCAACTGTGTTATCGCTGTCGCTCAACACGTACTAAAGTAGTTAGATGAATTAAGATTACTTAATAAGATACTAACAAGGCATATGTGTAAGCATATGCATTTAATATTATTCAGATTGTGTAGTCATACTTCGCCCGCGCAAGGGCGAAGCGGTAGACAACATTATTCGAGTTGCTCTCACCATACTTAATAAAAAAGATTTGCTTTCACAACAGAGGCGGTTGACCTGTACCCCTTACTTTAGCTTCGTCTTATCAACGGATGGCAGTTAATCCCTATTAAGCGAAATCACTTGCCTGCAGGTTGCTTTTTCTCAGAGCCCACATCATTTAAACCTTTAGTTAGTTCTTACCTTTGGACGATCCACACCACCGGCTACGAGCATTACCTCGGCTGATTCTTGGATTTTTACAGAGTCCTATATAGCCTTGTTTGCTCTGAGTGCCTCTTTGAGAATTTGTGAACCGCCTACTCGCACATTGATAATACCATTGTAGTATTCATCAGTTTCTAAAACTCTGCGTTCGAACTGTTCTCTAGCCTCTAAATAACTTGCAACGCCTCTACTAGGGCAGAAATGTATTATTTCTCTAGTAAATTTGTCTTCGCCTAAATCTAAAACCGCAGCATTTAATCTGTCACTAGAACCCCAATAGGTTTTCCAATCACTTTCTTTAGTACTACGCCTTTTATTTTTTTTGCCTTTTAGCGGTTGTTTAGTTACTTTAAACTTTGCTAGTTTTTTGCCTATGTATTTCATATCGTTGGTTAGATTTGTAATCAAGTAAACAAATGCTTCGCAGCCTTCTGGAAGTTCGTCTACTGTCTTGCCTTGATATGTCCAACTACTCATACTATTATGTATTAGTTTGACTAGAAGGTCGACCTCTTTATTGAATTAGTTTTATGCCTGTTAATATATTCGCTTCCAAGCATTTTACTAAAGTAATCTAATGGCCACTTATGTAAGCCTTTATCATATTCTTCTACATTATTATACATCTTAAGGAATTCATCAATTGATTTTTTATTATTAGTTGATTGTATTTCGTGTAATAACTTTTCGTTACGTACTCTACGAATGTATGCTGCTTGTTGTTCTGGAGTTGATTTTGATGGCCAATCGTCTAAGTCCTGTACCCAGTTGTTAGCAATATCTAACCAGTTTACATCAGGAAATGCAGTAACATAACCCATAACACTATCCATACAATTTGCTTGTTCATAATATTTTTTCTTAACAAGACCTGTGTGGTCAAGTTCTTTACCAATGCGTCTCATGTCTTGCCAAAAATGATTGTTACCACGTCTGCTTAAGGTGTAATGTACTGCGGTAAAATCTGCAATATCATCAAAATAATATGTAACTTTACGATTATAATAATCTTTATCTAAGTTACGCTGTAGCATCCATGCAAGACGTTTCATGCAAGATATTGAACTTACAACAGCATTTGCTTCTAACGGATCAATAAACCCAGCTGCCATTCCTACTGCAAATGTATTGCCTACATTTGGAGTTTTTAATCTTCCTGGCTTCCATTTTAACTTTCGAGGCTCTCGTATTTGTCTGCCTTTGATAATACTATGCCAGTACTCTAGTGCTTCTTCGTCTGTAAAATATTCATCACTATATACAAGCCCTGTACCGATTCGATTAGTTAAAGCAATACTAAACTGCCAACCCATGTCTCGACGAATACTGCGAGTGTAGTTTACTTGTTCTGTTTCTTTGTCTTCATATTCAATAGGACAAACCCATGCACTGTTTACTTTATTTGCTTGATATGTATGCATCTCATCTGTAAGTTCACTAATAAGAACTCTTGATAATCCTGTACAGTCAACCCAAATGTCGCTAGTAACTTCACGTCCGTCTTCTAGTATTACACTTTTAATACCTTCGTTACTTGTGTTAACCTTTTTGACATGTGCAATAGTTTCAACAACGCCATACGGTTTACAAACATTTTCTCGTATCCACGGAGATGTTTTTTCTGCATCAATGTGATAAGCATATGTTGCAGTTGCTGGTAACAAATAGTTTCCGTCATCATCAAACGGCATTTTATTATCTTTACAATATTGATATCCTTCGGCATTGTGATGATATACATTTAAGTCTGGAGCATTGCCGTTTCGATATACATCTAACCAAACGTCTGTAGTTTTAATTTCATCTGGAAAGGTACTAGTAATGTTTTTCCAAGTAAAGTCTTTGTCAAGTCCATTACTCCAATGGAACATACGAAGTACATCTGGCCCATCAGCAGTATCAGTCCAATCTTCCATGTTGTTGCCGTATTTGAATACTGCACCTGTTTCTCTCATAAAACGTTTTTCATCAACACCCAGCCCTCCGAGTAGTCCTGGTAAATGAGGTGTAATACTTTCACCAACACCGATAATACCAACTTTCTCGCTATGAATCATTTCAACAGTTGCATCTGGAAACTCTTTTGCTAAGAAACAACTGGACAATGCTCCAGCTAACCCGCCACCAACTATTGTAATTTTCATTTATTTTTTCCTTTTCGGTACTCGATCATGTGTGCTTCGTATTTGTCTATAATCTCATCTTGTCTTTGTTTTGCTAGACTCATCAAGTTTCTTAACTCACGACGAGCAGTACGCTTGGTGCTTTCACTGGGCCTACGTTCAAATGTTTCACTTGCCTTCAAGTAACTTAGTACTGTTTGCATTATCTGATCATGTGTATCATTCATATTTATTCTACAATGTCAATATCGTTTTCATAATTTGTAAAGCCATTTTCTTTAACAACCTTCATAACATGATTGACTCTTCCAATCAACTCGTCCTTGTGCGAAATAAGGAAAACGTTTTTGTTACGCTCTCTACCCATCTTCTTTAGTACAGCAAGTGCAGATTCAACACCAGCAGTGTCCATACCTGAGTCAATAAGTTCATCAATGAACAACAAGTTAACACCTTGATACAATGATTCCCAAACGTCACGGAATGCAAAACTCATACCTAAGATAAGTCTGTTGCGTTCTCCACGTGACAGGTTGTCAAAGTCTAAGTCTTGTCCTAGTTGTGTAATCTCAACACTGAGATCATTTTGAAACTGTACTTGATGTGGCAGTCCTAGCCTGTCAAGATAATATGTAAGTCTGTTGTTGAGGTACAGCAAGTTTTGATCAATAATCTTTTTACGAATAAAACTATCTTTGTTTGTAAGAAGTTTCAACAAAAACTCTTGATGCTCTTTGACTAATGTAAGTTCGTTGATAATGCCCCAGTCAATGGGTTGCAATGCTGTGTTGGTCAAGTCATCTATCTGAGCTTGGTAAGGATCTTCTTCTTGTCCTTTACCTTCCAGTGCCGAACGTAAGTTATCTACATTGTTGCGATGTTCGTATGCTTCTTTGGCACTTTCGTAAAATGTATTAGGCTTTCCGTTGATGTCACCAATCTCTTCTAGTGTTTTTAACACACTTGCAAGTTTATCAGCAACTTCTGATTGATACAATATAGCGTCAGCAAGTTCTTTGCCTTTGCGTTCAGCAATCTCTGCTTTCTTGTCTGCATGTAGTTCTTGACCACATGTATAACAAGTTGCATCTTCTAGTTCGGCAATCTCTTTCTCTAACTTCTCTACACTCTTATCAGCACGTTGTAGTGCAGGCTCGAGTGTGCTCAACTCTTTTCTTAAAGAAGTTATTTTGTTGTTGTGTTCATTCCAGTTAGCCAATTTTTCATGTGCATCTAGTTCAACGTCGATATCTAGTTTTTCAAGTTCGTCAATGCCTGCAGACAATTTTTCTTGATCTTGTCTACTTTTACTTTGCCATGCACGTTGTCTACCAGCAAGTGTTTCAATGCTCTGCTGAATCTTTTTATTTGCAGTTTCAATTGCATCAATCTTTAATGTTTCTTCTTTGATAACATCTTTTGTTTGTCTTACTTTTTCTTTTAGTGCATCAGCCTTCTCGGTGAGAATGGTAATACCAAGTAACTGCTCAATGATAGCACGTTGATCGTTTGCTCTCATACTAAGGAACGGTTCAGTGTAAGTATTAAGTGCAACAACATGTTTAAACATGTCGTGACTCATATCTAGTAATGCACCAATGTCTTCTTGTGTTTTACGACTGTCACCTTGCGACTCATTGTGCATCTCGTCCTTCTGTTCGTGGTTGTTTACATAAAACTTTAGTACATTTGGACTTCTGCCACGCTCGATACGATATAAATTGCCAGCTCTTTCAAAGTTAAGAGTAACCAACATACCCTTACTGTTAGTTTTGTTAATCAAGTTGTTGCGTTTGATGTTTGTAAGTGCAGTACCATACAGTGCATATGACAACGCATTAATGATTGTTGTCTTACCTGTACCGTTGCGTGATCCTGTATCGTCGCCACCTTGATCTAAGTTCTCTCCAAGTACTAGAGTTAACTGTTCCTTGTTAAAATCAACTGCTTGAGTGACATTACCCACACTCATGAAGTTTTTTACTGTTAGGTCTTTGATTTTTATCATGTTAGCTCATTATAAATGTCTAGTAAAAGTTTTTTATCGAACGTCTCGGTGTCGATGGCTTGTATTTCTTTGCTTACGATCTGATCTACACTTTCAAACTGTGCAATATCAAGATCGGAATTCATTTCTTCGAGGTGCTTCTGTGGAATAAGTGTAATCTCACGGCATTCATATTGCTCCATGAATGTTTCTTTAATGAAACTAGCCTCTTCGTAACTAATATCAATGTCGAGTGTCACTCTCATGTACATGTTTGGTTTAATCAATGTATCTTTCTCATCAATCAACTGGCTTAGTTTAACTGTACGGTACTTAGGACAATCGGTCCAGTCGATGTACAACGGCTCTACATTATTCTCTTTGTCTAGGATCATCATACCACGATTGTCGTCCCAAGCATCGGCATAGTTGTGTGGAAAAGCATTACCAATGTAATGTACTTTGCCTTGCTTCTGACGTTTGTGGAAGTGACCGCTGAACACATACTCTTGGTTCTTGAAGTGTTCGGCTTTTAATTCTCCGTGGTCGGGCATTTGTACCATAGCGTTCATATAGAACGATGGGAGTTCGAAGTGACCAAACAAGTATTTTGCTTTTAACTTTTCAATCTTCTTCCACTCATCGCCAACCAACCACGGGACCAGTGCAACATCGTCTTCGACCATCATCTGATCTACAACGGTAATGCCTGGTATGTGTCTTGCAAACTCAGTTGATGAGATATCTCTGTTGTCTTTGTAGTATAAGTCGTGGTTACCAGCAAACATATAGAACTTTTCAAACGATTGTCCAAGTTTTTCTAATAGTCTAATGGTTGTATCCATGGTTGTTAGGTTAAGACTGTTGCGATTAT